AAAATCCAAAAGTTGAGTAATGTTATTCACCAGAAAACTCTTAGAGGTGGTGCTAACTTTATGGTATGTTCTCCTTCTGTAGGTACAATTTTGGAATCAATTCCAGGATTTGCTGCTGATTCAGATGGTGATGCCGCACAAGCTAGCTACGCATTTGGTGTACAGAAAGTTGGTCAGTTAAATGGAAGATACAAAGTGTATAAGAATCCATATATGACTCAAAACGTAATCCTATTAGGATTTAGAGGATCTCAGTTCCTAGAAAGTGGTGCTGTATTTGCTCCTTATATTCCTTTGATTATGACTCCTCTTATCTACGATCCAGAAACCTTTACACCTAGAAAAGGTCTCTTAACTCGTTATGCTAAGAAGATGGTTAGACCAGAATTCTATGCTACTATTGAAGTAGCTGGATTGAATACTATATAATAGTATCCTAACCGTAAAATAAAGAGAGGCGCAATAGCGCCTCTTTTTTTTATATTTATAAACAAAATACAAATATGAACATACCAATATATGATGGTTGTCCTATTTGGGATCCAAAAGCAGTCCCATTTGGTTTTTATAATGACCAAGTTGAATTCCAAACAGATGCAGTTAAAGTAGCAAAATTTTGTGCTGCAAGATTAGGTTACCCTTTAGTAGATGTTGAATTACAATCTGGTTCTTTTTTCACAGCATTTGAGGAGGCCATTACCATATACGGTAACGAGTTATACGCGTATACTATACGAGATAATCAATTGTCTCTAGAAGGTGCCACAACGGGCAGCAATTTAAATCAAGCGTTAATAACACCGAGTTTTGAGCCAATAGTTAGGCTAACTGAGCAATACGGTGCGGAAGCAGGTTCGGGTGGTAATGTCCCTTATTATTCGGGTTCATTTGAACTAACCTCAAGTATACAAGATTATTCATTTACACAATTTTTATCTGGTAGCAATTTAACAGGTTCTGAATATAACCTAGGACTAGAAGTTAAAAGAGTATTCTATCAAGAACCAGTACCAGCCTCAGCAAGACTTTTATCTCCATATGGAGGATTTGGTTTTGGAGGTGCTATGGCAGCAGGTATAACTGGTTTAGGTGGGTTTGGAGGAGGAATGGGATTCTTAATGATGCCTCTAAATTATGATATGCAAGTCATTCAATCTATTGAGATGAATGAAATGGTTAGAAGAAACAATTATAGTTTTGAAATAAGAAATGATAAATTAAGATTATTTCCTATACCTGGAGCTTATGGGGCAACTGGACTTTCTTATGATTTAATAATAGGAGATTCTTTACCCTTAACATCTGTTACTACTACTTCAGCTACACTTGAAGCAAGTTTACCCTTATTGGCTGTATCAGGAAGTGGTGCTAATGGAATAGTAAAAAGTGATGGTATTAACATTACTGAAGTTGAAGTTTCTAGTATTGGAAGTGGATATACTGTTGGAGATGTTATAACAATAAGCCAAGCAGATTTATTAACAGCTGGGTTTACAGATGCAAGTCAGGATATAGTTATTACACTTGCACTTAGTAATATTTCCCAAATTGCTACAGCAGGTAGAGTATGGTTTGAATATATTTTAAGAAATGAAAGAGTAGAAACATCAATACAACAAATGCCTACCCAAGTAACTAATGTTTCAAACACCCCTTACACTAATCCAAATTATGATTACATAAATTCGGTTGGTAGACAGTGGATTTTTGAATATGCTTTAGCTTTAAGTAAAGAAATGTTAGGATATGTAAGAGGTAAATATAGTAGTATACCTATACCAAATGCTGAAGTAAACCTTAATCAAGGAGATTTACTATCAGCTGCAACTGCCGAAAAGTTAGCATTAATAGAAAGATTAAGAGCTTATTTTGATGAAACAAGCAGATCATCACTTCTAGCCAGAAGGGCTGAAGAAGCAGAAAGTAAGATGACGGAGCTCCAACAAGTTCCATATACAATTTATATAGCATAATATGGCAGCAATGTTTACTTCCCAAAGGGATATGAGTGTGGTAAGAAAACTCAATAGAGAGTTGATGGGAAACATCATTACCCAACAGTGTGCTGTTTATCAATACAAGTTAGAAGAAACTAAAGTTAATTTGTATGGTGAAGCTTCTGAAGAAAAATTTTACAATGGACCATTTTTATTTAATGTTTTAATAAACAGGTCAAATGAGGAATTTGGTGAAAACGAAGAAGGTGTTCAATATAGTCAACCTATTGAATTTTATTTCCTTAGAGATGATTTAACAGAAAAGAAAGTAGATTTAGAAGTTGGAGATATAATTCTATATCAAGAAGGTTATTATGGTGTACAAAGTACAAATGCTAACCAATATTGGGGAGGTAAAAATCCATCTTATCCTAATAATAGTTCTAATGGTGAACCAAATCCATTAAATCCAGGTTTAGATAAATTTGGTAATAATATATCTATTTTAGCATCTACGTATTACATACAAAGTGATAAAGTTGCTATTAGCCCATATAGGGAACGTTTTTAAAATAAAATTATATGTCACAACAAAGAAAACCTATACCTAAATCTCAAAGGAAACAGAGTATTGAACGTCAAGATCCTTTTCCTGGAATGGAAGGTAGAGGAGCTCAACAAAATCCTAACTCCGCAGATAGTAGATATAATTCACCTGCTAATTACCAATCAACAGGTATAAACTTTAACAGATCTGAACAAATGTCTTCTAAAGGAGATACTACTAAAGAATTTTCAGTAGGTGTTAAAGATATAGATGAGGCAGTATTTTATTATTTTAATAACGAAATTAAACCTTTTGTTTATCAAAATGGTAATAGAATAGAAGTACCTATAATTTATGGTTCTCCTGAGAGATGGAAATCATTTCAACGTGATGGGTATTATAGAGATAAAAAAGGTGCTATTATGTACCCTATTATAGTAGTAAAAAGAGATACTTTATCTAAAGATAGAACAGTAGCTAATAAATTAGATTCTAACCAACCTAACTTATATGGTATGTATTCTAAAAACTTCTCTTCTAAAAATTTTTATAGTAACTTTGGTACTCTAAATAATAGAAAACCAGTAGAAAAATTTCATATAGTAGCACAACCTGATTATGTAACAATAGAATATAGTTGTATAATACAAACTTATTATATGGAACAACTAAACAAAATAGTTGAATCATGTGAGTATGCATCTGATTCATATTGGGGTAATCCTGAAAAATATGTATTTAGATCTTTTATAGATAGTTTTACTACAAAAACAGAAATTCCTAATAATAGTGATAGAATGGTAACAGGAACTTTTAATATTAGATTAAGAGGATATCTTATACCAGATACTATCCAAAAAGAATTAAATTCTGTAAAAATGTACAACAGTAAATCATCAGTTATAGTAAGTGAAACTGTTGTTCAAAACATTGATGATCTTTAAAAAAATACATCATATTTATAAACATATATAATTAAATAAATAAATAATAAAACAATTATGAAAAAGTTATCAGAAAAAGAGTTATCAACATTAAAAGATTTTCAAGAAAAAAACCAAAAAATTGTTAATGATTTAGGTAATATTGAACTAAATATTGATATGCTTAAAAAACAAAAAGAAAGTGTATTAAAAGAATTTGAAAAATTGCAAGATGACCAAAATTCAATAGGAAAAGAATTGCAAGAAAAATATGGTGCAGGTAATATAGATTTAGAAAAAGGAGAATTCACACCTGTAGAATAACTTTTTGAAGTATTCTCCAATATTTATAATAAATAATATTAAAATACAATATAAGCAATGGCAGAAACATTAATATCCCCAGGTGTATTAGCAAGAGAAAACGATCAATCCTTTATTGGTGGCGCACCCATTACTTTTGGAGCAGCTATCATTGGTCCTGCAGTAAAAGGCCCAGTTGGTATTCCAACAGCGGTTTCCACATTTTCACAGTATCAAGCAATTTTTGGTGGTAGTGTTGAAAGTGGTTCTCAATATTACACATACTTAAACTCAATAGCAGCAAGTAACTACTTTTCTCAAGGTGGTGAATCTCTATTAGTAACTAGAGTAGTCACAGGTTCATTTTCAAGTGCAGTCACCTCAGGTAGTACAGCAACACAGTTTAATAACTCTGGTATTTCTACTGTAGGATGGGATAATTCTGGAGGAGGAGGAGCACAAGATTTAGGATATCAAAAAGATGCTTTTCAACTTTCAACTATCTCTGAAGGAACAATAATGAATAATTACCAAGCAGCAGATTCAGCTGGAGGTACATTAGATTCTGGTAGTACTGATAACTTAAGATGGGAAATAAGTAATGTAAATACCTCATCAGGTCAGTTTTCACTACTTATTAGAAGAGGTAATGACACAACAAATCAAAAGGCAGTATTAGAAACATTTAATAATGTATCTATGGATCCAACAGCAGCTAACTATGTTTCAGCTGTTATAGGAGATTCATACGCTACTGTTGCTTCAGATGCTGGAGAATATTTTATACAATCAAATGGTTCATATCCAAATAGAAGTGCATATGTTTATGTATCTGCTGTAAATACACCTACACCAGAATATTTTGATAATAATGGAACAGCTAAAGATTTATATACAGGTAGTTTACCTAACGTAGGATCAGGTTCATTTACAGAGGCTACAGGAGATAACTTCGAAAATAATGATGCTAAGTTCAACCAAAATATTACAGCAACTAATATTCAAGGAATAGGCGCTAATGATTATACAGAATCTATTTCTTTATTAAATAACAAAGATCAATATCAGTTTAATGTAATATCAACACCTGGTTTAAATAAACAAGACCATTCAGCACAAGTTAACTTGATGGTAGCATTAGCTCAAAGTAGAACAGATTGTATTTCAGTTATTGACTTAGTACCTTATGCTGCTAATGTAAATACAGTAGTTACTCAAGCAAGTAGCTTTGATACTTCATATTCAGCTACTTACTGGCCTTGGTTACAAACTATTGATGCTGCAACTAATCAAACAGTATGGGTTCCACCATCAACTTATATTCCTGGTGTTTATGCCTTTACAGATGCTTCATCTGATCCATGGTTTGCACCAGCAGGTCTAATTAGAGGATCTTTAGGAAGTGTAGTAAGAGCAGAAAGACAACTAACATCAGGTAATAGAGATTCATTATATGAAGCAAATGTTAATCCAATAGCTACCTTCCCAGGAAGTGGTATTGTAGTATTTGGACAGAAAACATTGCAGAAAAAAGCAAGTGCTTTAGATAGAGTAAATGTTAGAAGATTATTGATTTC